GTATCTGCTGTAACTTATCAAGAGATTCTAGATAGTGTTCCACCAGTGGAGGTAGCAGATGCTGACGCTATCATCGGGTAATGTATATTACACACAGCAAGAACTCAATGATGCCAAGACAAAGATTAATAATCTTGTTCATCAGTTGCGTGAAGACTTTGATGTAATACGTGAAGCATTACTTAAAGAAGCAACCAATCGTGATTGGTGTGATGCTTACAATGAATTTGTTGATGAAGTTAATTCAAGAACAAAAGATCTTCAATTACATTATATGAAAAAAGAATATGAAGTTAAAGTCAAGCTCGAAGAAACAAGAGAACAGTATGTTTACATAACTGTTGAAGCTAGTAGTGAAAGCGAAGCTGAAGAACTTGTTGATGAATGGGACTACTCCAGTCTTGTTGATCATGCTGAAGAGTGGGAATGGAATCAAACAGATTCAGACTTCAATACTATCCGTGCGACACTTAAGTAAGGGGGTTTATGCCACAGGGTATTAAAGAACAAGAGTGGTATCACGATCCATTTGGTTGGTATGTCAAACATGACAGACCAGAAATGATGGGTGTTAAGTTAACAAATAAAGTTGCACTAGATTTCTTACAAGGTTTGTATGATGTCTGGAAAAGATTAGAAGCTAACAACTTGAACGGTGCTAAGAAAGACCTATCAGTCCTGGCTACTCTAGTCATTGCATCTTGTACTGGCTTTGGTGAAGAAGCTGTAGAAGAATTACTTGTTGACGAACTGTATAGTAAGAACATGGATGAAGAAATAAATAAACTATTAGAAGGAGAATAACATGACACGTCGTGCACCATGGACTATCGTGGGCAATAACAACGAATACAATGTATCTACTGCTGCAGAATTAATTACTGCTGCAGATTTAGATTGGCGTGTAAATCTATCTGAAGTCCAGACTGTCGAAGGTCTAGACATTAAGAATAGATTTGCTACAGTAAAGACACAGAGTAATGGTGACCAGTCAGTACTCGCTGTCGTTGGTAGTAGATACCAAGTCATTCAGAACGCTGAGATCTTTAGCTGTCTTGATGATGTAGTTGGTACTGGTCAGGCTAGGTATGCTGCTGCTGGTGAACTAGGTGGTGGCAAAGTTGTATGGACTGTGCTTGAATTACCAGAAGATGTAAGTGTCGGCAACGATGAACACACAGGTTACATTGTCGCTCGTACTTCTCATGATGGTAGCACACCATTCCAGATGACACCTATCATGCAACGACTAGCATGTACCAATGGTATCAATCTATCTATGTTACATGGTAAGAAGAATGATAAGTATTATTCTATTCGTCATACAGAAAACTATCAGTTGAATACAAACGATATTCGTTTGGCTTTGGATCTAGTTCGTAAAGACATGTCTGCTTATGTAGAGATGTCGAATGTACTAAGTTCATTACGCTTTGATGACAATCAATTCATTAGCTTTGCTAAAGCTTTGTTCCCATTGCCAGCAAAAATTGAGTTCGCATCTGATGTGTTGCTCAGTGCTAGTGAGAAGCGAGCCAAGACTGCAGCATTGCGTAAGCGTACCAATGCATTCACAGTATGGACTGGTGATACTGGTACACAAGAGAACTTGTATGCTACAAAGTTTGGTGCATTCCAAGCTATCGTTGAAACTGTAGATCACTTTAGTAACAACAATAATAAGCAAGCAGAACGTGCGTTGCTTGGTACTGACACTGCTATCAAGCATCGTGCACTACAATTACTAGGAGTATAAATGTTAAGTTGGATTACAAGATCAGATAAAAATTGTAAGGTTACAATTAATAATCGTGACTGTGATGAGTATCCTTTTGTTTTATATTTTGGAGATAATCTTTCCATCATGTTAACTAAAGATGAATTAAATAAGTTGCACACAGAAACAAACAATAGTTTGTTTGAATTTTACTACGACAAGGTAGAAGTAGATGGCTAAGTATCCTGCATTTGATGGCACACAAGCGTGTGTTGACAGCAATGTAGAAGACTTTTACTATGAAGATTGGGATGGGAGTAAGTCACGTAAGTCCAAGAACAACAAGGACTTCTCTGCTCTTAAAGTATTGTGTGACTCCTGCCCATTCCTAGCACCATGTCTAACTTATGCTCTTCACCATGAAGAGTATGGTTTCTGGGGTGGTACAACAGAAGAAGAACGTAAAAAAATAAGGAAACAAAATGGGATTAGATTAGATAATCCTATGGCGAATATTAATTATGTCAGATAACTGCTGTAATATAAAAGATAAAGAAAAACTATTCCAAATGGATTTAGATCTATGTTATAATTGTAACAAAGAATTAGAAGCTATTGCTGAAAGCGATGCCGAAGATCTTGCCATGGAATACTACTATGAAAGGAAGTATGGCAGTGAGCGTTAAGATCAATGGTTATGATTTACCACCACATGTATCTTACTCTTCACTCACAACCTATCTAGATTGTGGGTGGAAATATTATCTGACTCGTATTGTTAAGGTAACAGAACGACCAACATGGTATCTGGTTGGTGGGTCAGCAGTGCATGAAGCAACTGAAGCCTACGATAAGGAGACATGGAGTGAATAAGTATTGGGATGAAGCTTGGACTCGTTTACAAAATGAACAATTAAATAAAACAAATGTAGACAAGTCCGAGTGGAAAGCAGCAGGACGAGTAAGTAAAGCTAACCCCAACAAAGAAGATGGTAGTTGGTGGACAGCCAATGGTAGTGACATGGTTGACTCATGGATTAACTGGCGAACTAATGCTGCCTGGAAAATCTGGGAAGTCAGCGATGGTGTACCTGCTATTGAACTAGGTCTAACTCCCATATGGAATGATGTGCCAGTACAGATGCACCTTGATCGTGTAATGGTTACACCTGATGGTGAGTTAGTTGTATTGGATATCAAGACTGGTAGTCGTACACCTAGTTCAGATCTGCAGTTAGCCTTTTATGCTGTTGGCATGGAAGCTATACTTGGTGTCCGTCCACAGTATGGTGCATACTGGATGGCTAGAACTGGTGGCATTGGTGAGCTTATCAATTTGGATAAGTATCCAACCAGTGCTATCATTGATATCGTAACTAAGTTTGACAGCGCACGTAAGCAAGAAATCTTTCTACCAAACTTTAATCATTGTGTAATGTGTAGCGTTGTCAAAGAATGCAAATGGAAACAGTAAGGAAAAGAACATGGAAAAGAATGTAACAGTAACAGTTAAGACTAAGCGTGGTAGCTTGGTTACTCTACGTGGAGATACTCCCGAAGAGTTTGTCAACAAGGTAAGCGAAGCATATAACTTAGGCTTTGGTTTAGCAGTAGAATCCTTTGAGGATTTTGTTTTGTCTACTACTCCTGATGCAGTGCAGACTGTAATTGAAACACTAGGTGGAGAAGTTATTCAACCACCAGCGTTTGCTCCTGTCGCACCACCAGTGGTAGCACAGGCAGCCACAGCAGTAGGTACAGCAGTTCGTCAGTGTGCTCATGGTGTTATGACCAAGCGTGAAGGTACTGGTCCTTACGGTCCTTACAAAGCGTACATGTGTCCAACTGCCAAGGGTACACCTGACCAGTGCAAGGCTGTATATCTTAAAGCCAACGAACCAGAGTGGCAAACATTCTAGTAAGGTCGCTTACTAGATAGTCCTCTTATAGAGGGGAAGCTATAGTGGACGCAGTCCCTTACCATGACTCCTTGTATGGTAGGGGACTGTCCTATATTTAAGGAGAATTATGAAAGTCGAAGACGTATTTAAATACATGAAAGACTACGACCCAGAAGAAGAAATAGCTATCAGTTGGTACACTAAGAAAGATATTGAAGAACATTATAATGCTGGTGATCCATTGCCTGATGGTGTATGGGATGTACTATTAGACACTATCGGTTATGATGGTGATGCTATTAACTATGATGTAAGTTACGCCATAGAATATGTTAAGGAGTTAAAAGCAAAGGATGAAAACCCTATCTAGATCTGTAGGTAGACCAGACATAGGTGGTGAACCTATGCCTACAGTCTTTCGTACATTTGAAAACAATCAGATTATATTAAGACGAGCAGAAGTAAGTATGATTGCTGGCACTCCTGGTGCTGGTAAGTCTACGCTTGCTTTAGCTTTAGCACTACGCATGAATGCACCGACGCTTTATCTGTCAGCAGATACCAATGCACACACCATGGCTATGCGTTTGTATTCAATGATTACAGGAGTATCACAACATGAAGCAGAGAAGATCATATCTGAAGACCCTATTGGCTCTCGTGATAAGCTTGCTTTGGCTAGTCATATTTACTGGAGTTTTGATTCTAGCCCAAGTCTTTCTGACATTGACGATGAAGTTACTGCAGTTGAAGAATTACTTGGAGAGTCACCTGCTCTAATTGTTATTGACAACTTGATGGATGTCAGTATGGATGGTGGCGAAGAGTTCAGTAACATGCGTAGCGCATTAAAAGAACTTAAGTATCTTGCTCGTGATACCAATGCTGCAATCCTTGTACTACATCATACGCAAGAAGGTTATGCCGGTGAACCATGTCAGCCACGCAGTTCATTACAAGGTAAAGTAGCACAGTTACCAGCTTTGATCCTGACCGTAGGTCAGAACTCTACTGGTTTACTTGGTGTTGCTGCAGTTAAGAATAGGTATGGTCGTGCAGACGCTAGTGGTAAGTCACCAGTATGGTTACAGTTTAATCCAGGCTATATGTTTATAGCAGACTTAGAAGAGGCAAGGTAATGGCAAATAAAATTATCATTGGATTACTATTAGTATGGTGGGTTAGTCATGTCTTCTCTAGATAAAGTATCAGATGCAATCACTAAGTTTTGTGGTGACATTAAGTTTGTTATTATTCATTTAGTATGGTGGGTTATTTGGATTGCATTCCAAGCTGAACCATTCCCCTATGGATTACTTACACTAGTTGTATCACTTGAATCTATTGTGTTATCTACATTTATTCTTATGTCTGCTAATCGTGCAGAAGAACGAGACCATGCAATGGTAGAGAATGATTACAAAACAGATAAGCAAACATTAGCAACAGTTAAAAAGATACTTAAAATATTAGAGGAGAAGTAATGACAGTCATGCCAGTCGAACCGCTAACAGTTAGTCAGCCAAGCGTACCTGATCTAGATGAATGGTTTGAAGATGAGTAAAGCTAAGCAGAAAGGTACTGCTGCAGAAACAGCAGTAGTTAGATACCTAGTAGATAAAGGCTACAAGAACTGTGAACGCAGGTCCCTTAACGGAGTTAATGATCGTGGTGATATTAGTGGTATTGAATCTGTTGTAATAGAAGTTAAGAACCATGCTCGCATGGAACTATCGCAGTGGGTATCAGAACTGTTAGTTGAAATAGCAAACGATAAAGCTAAGACTGGTGTAGTTATACACAAGAAACGTGGTACTACTAATGTCGGTGACTGGTATGCTACTATGCCTGTACATATATGGGTGGATTTGCTAAATGGATTTAACAATACCAATAGATAAAGTTGTTGCACACTACGGTGGCAGACTAAGAGATAACTATAATGGATGGCAAAAGATTAGATGCCCATTCCATAGCGACAGTCATGCATCCGCAGGTGTATCTTTAGGCGACAACATATTTGTTTGCCACGGTTGTGGAATAAAAGGAAATGGTTTTAATATCATTAAGTTACATGAAGGAGTAACATATCGTGAAGCTATCAAGATCGCAGAAAGTATTACTGGAGAAAGCTACAAGCCATTACGAGGACAGTCTGCCATTGGCAGAAGAGTATCTTCTCAAACGAGGGATACCCCTAAAGGTGGCAGAAGCAATTCGATTAGGGGTCGTCGTTGACCCATTGCCTGGACAAGAACAGTTTGTCAATAGGTTAGCCATACCATACATCACACCGTCAGGTGTAGTAGATATTAGGTTCAGATCTATGGGTCCAGAAGAACCCAAGTACTTAGGATTTCCTGGTACTCAAACAAGATTATTTAATGTTACTGCTTTACATACAGCCAAAGATTTTATTGCTGTGTGTGAAGGTGAGATAGATGCTATAACTTTGCACTACCTATGTGGCATACCAGCAGTGGGTGTACCAGGTGTTAACTCTTGGAAGCCACACTACACCAGACTGCTGCAGGATTTCAATACTGTATTTGTATTTGCAGATGGTGATCAACCTGGTATAGACTTTGCTAAGTCCTTGTCTAAGGAACTAAGTAGTGTTATAATTATTAACATGCCAGAAGGTGAAGATGTTAACTCCATCTACCTACTGCATGGTAATGAATACTTCAAAAAGAAAGTAGAAATGTAATGGGTCATTGCAAGAGATGTGTAACAAGTGCAATAGAAAGAGATCTTAAGGAGCTAGAAGAACTTGAGCGACGTGAAAGAAATAAAATTTACAAAGAACGAAATGGACTTCATAGTAAGAACCCTTACGAACACGGGCATAACTACAGTTCATATAACCCAGGAATCCGATGGGGTGCTAACACTAAAACTAAAACGAATCATGCCAAGGTAACTGTAACCACTAGGTCAACACCAACAAAGCTAGAGACTGATGCACTGGTCATAGCACTTGATGCTGTTAGTTTACTAATTAAAAAGCATAATGATTATGGTCCAAAGAATATTGCTGACGCACCAGGTGGTCCACTCAATGGACTAGCAGTGCGATTGCATGACAAGGTAGCACGACTATCAAATCTAATCAGCAACAAAAAAACACCAAGCAATGAAAGCTTGGAAGATACTTTTATTGACATCCTTAATTATGGAGTTATTGGATTGCTAGTCTTAAATGGGAAGTGGGATAACTAACCATGGAAGTCAAGGTAATCGTTTCAGATCTGCAAGTTCCGTATCAAGACAAACGTGCAGTGAATAACCTTGCTGCATTTATCAAAGCATTTAAACCAACAGATGTAGTATCTGTTGGTGATGAAATGGATATGCAAACTATCAGCCGATGGTCTCAAGGTACTCCACTAGAGTACGAACGTAGCATCGGAAAGGACAGAGACGAAACAGTACGAGTGTTAGAACAACTCAAAGTTACACACATGACACGCAGTAACCATACTGATCGTCTATACAATTCTATCATGAAGCGATTACCTGGACTCCTTGGAGCTCCAGAGTTCGAGCTAACAAACTTTCTTAGACTAGATGATCTAGGTATTAATTATCACTTTGAACCATGGCAGGTAGCACCACAGTGGCTACTGCTGCATGGTGACGAAGGTAGTACTAGTCAGACCGGTGGACAGACAGCACTAGGTTTAGCAAAGAAGTCAGGGCTATCTGTAGTGTGTGGTCATACACACAGAGCAGGACTACTGCACCATAGCCAAGCTTATGGTGGTCGTCCAGTTAAAACTGTATGGGGTATGGAAGTAGGCAACCTTATGGATATGCGTAAAGCTTCTTATCTTAAAGCAGGTATCTCTAACTGGCAACAAGCATTTGGTATTCTATATATTGATGGCAATAAAGTTACCCCACAATTAATTCCTATCCACAAAGATGGTACATTTATTGTGGCTAATAAGGTATGGGGTAAGTAATGGAAGATTTCTATGATGGGTATAATCTTATGGTCAAGCAGATTGCTGCAGAATTTGGTCGTAAATATCCAATGGTAGAGAGAGAAGATGTACAGCAGGAGTTGTGGCTTTGGTTTGCGGAGCATCCAGTAAAGCTAGACTCATGGAATAAAGAACATGAAGACAGTAAAGATGTAGATAAACTGGTTGCTAGATCTTTACGTAATGCTGCACTTGATTATTGTTTAAAAGAAAAAGCCATTAAGTCTGGCTATGATCCTTCTGATAATTTCTTTTATGACAAACAGTTTATCAAGGTCATGATTCCTGCTGTACTATCTGACGACTGGTCTAAGATTGCTAACACTTTATCTACAGGTGGTAGGTCTACTAAAGCGTTGGCTGAGTCTGGAGACTGGATGGCATTTAGTGCTGACGTTAAGTCAGCCTTTGATAAACTAAATGACCGTGAACAGATATTAGTTGATCTATACTATGGACAAGAACTAACAGGTACAGAACTAGTAGATGCTATGAAGTCTGATACAACAGACAAGGCAATCATGATGCAAGCTAACCGTGCATTAAATAAAATGGTTCGTTTAGTGGGTGGTACTAAGCCATTCAAAGATGAAGATTATAGTTATGGTAAAGGAACAGAAGATGATTTGTAATCTATGTAAAAGTGCTGCTGACTACTACACTGCATACAAAAAAAATAATAAAAGATTATCATTATTAAATGCTAGGCAGTTACACTGGGCGTGTGCTAACTCGCCTAGGAATAACGGTAGTTGTTTCTGTGGTCATAGAACAGAAGACGAAGTAGAATAAAAAAAGATCCCCCAACCAATTAATGGAAGGGGGATTCTTTTCTTTTAAGTTATGCGTCTAGCAATGGCTGAGGATTAACATCAGTTGTAATATCCCAATGAGATACGGTGTGTGCCTCAAGGTGTAGGTGTGGTCCAGTCACATGACCTTCAGCACCAGACTTACCAATGACAGTACCCTTCTTTATTTTCTGTCCTACCTTAACATTGTCCTGTGACATGTGTGCATAGATAGTAAAGAAGTCACGCTTACCTACTATGTGCTTAATAATGATCTGATGGTTACCAAAGTTTGGACCCCATACCTGACCGACTCCAACTACAGTTCCATCAGCAACAGCTTGCACAGGAGTACCAACAGGAGTAGGAAAGTCTACACCCTGATGATGTCCAGCCATCCAGATAGAACCCTTCTTGCCATATGGTGTACCAATATGACCATTAAGAATTGGTAACATTAACTGCCTTCTTTCCATAACGAGTATCTTGTTTGTTCAATGCATTGATTGCAATAGTAACCAAAGCAATTACTACTGGCGTGAGTAGTGGACCAAGGTTTAATCCAGCTACATTATCTAGTGTCCAGCCTAGTGCTGCACCTAAACCAATCTTTAATGCAGTAGCAACAGGACTTGTTGCCAACCATTTTAAAAATGATTTCATTATAGTTTCCTTACTGTTAGTAGTATTGTTCCACCGTAAGAGTTAAGACGCTTATCAGGAGACGATTGGTTATTGAAAGATATAGTTTCAATCAGTCCAGTAAACTGTTCTTTAGTTCGCCAGTCAATAACTGTTACTGTATCTCCAGCTTCTTCTAATGCTTCAAGTGCCTGCTGTATTTCATACGCTCTATTAGAATGACCAAACTGAATATTGTATCTATCCATTTCAAAGTCATAACAAGATAACGGATACTGTATGATCCGTTGACGTGGCGTAGCTGGGATAGCTTTAACTTGATATGACTGTACGATAGGGGTATGTAATGAGTCAGACGATGGATACAATGTAAATCTATATCGCAACATCTCTTGTTTACCAGTAGGTTGTGACGTTGCTAATTGTTCATTGCCTGAATCTGCATACGCTCGTAAGATGTCATATTGATTTCCATCTTTATCTATTGTTGTAACCATCATAGATGAATCACTAGAGTACAAAGTATTAACCATAATGTTCTTAAAGTATTTAGGTTCAATAGTTGCGTACCTAATGTAACCAGTCTCAAGATAACCAGATGATACATAGTTAGTTGTATGTTCTACTTTAATCTCACCAGATGTACCAGCTTCTTCAGTGATAACTACACGGCGACCATCAATAAATAGTGCGTTAGTAAAGATAGAGTTTTCATCTGCAGAGTCTTCAAGATCATAAGCATAAGCATATGTACCATCTTCAAACTCTTGGCTAAGATCTATACGGACAAGACAACCACGGTGTGTTACTGACTCTCCAGTAACTGCAGTGGCAGCATATACATACTTGTCATTAACAGTTAAACCATTAACACCATAACCGTTGTAGTCCCACAACAGTGGACCAACAGTAATAAACTCTTTCATGGATACCATGTTGGCTGAGATCTTACAGATACGAACACCTTTATTAGTGCCAACAATAAGATTGCCAAAGTAATATTCCATACATTGAACTTGCTCACCAAATGGTAGCGTTGCAATTACAGTAGCATTAGCCATACCAGGTAAGTTAGTTGCTGTACCAAATGATGTACCAGTAGAACCATCATCAATCTGAATACCCCAGATTTCTGATACACCATCGCCATAACCTGCTGCCCAGATAGCAGTACGTCCAGCAGCAACAGCGTTCCAAGTCCAGTTAGGATTAATGTGGGTAGTTACACCATAAGCTGATTGACCAGTTCCACTGCCTGAAGTGCTTAACTGCGTAGATCCACTGTGTGAAATTGTAGATGGAGAAGCTACATATTTAGGATTAAGATTCCAAAGACTGCGACCATCGCCTAAAAATATATATCCTTTGGCATAAGAAATTACAGGTGGTGTAGTTGCACTAGCACCATGGCGTACAAGTACACGATCAGCCTGTGTTGTGCCATCAACGCTACCAGTATGAACACAAGTACTACATGCAGCATAGTAAGTATTGCCGTCAGTACATACAGAACTAAATGGATACGTTGTACTAGTGTGACCAACAAGTGAGTAGTTTATTAAGTAAGGACTAGTAGTAACTGTTGAGTTACCATTAAGTCTAAATCTTTTTAATGAACCACCAGAGTCACCTAGTATCATGCATTCATATTTAGTTGCACTGCTATAGTACGAACCAGAACAAGCTACAAAGTTATGGTTAGCAGAATCAGAATATACATAAGCAATATCTTTATGTAATTTTAAATCGCCTTTAGTCCATACATCAATACCACGAGAGTTCCAAAAACGATTCTGTTGATGTGGGTAATCTAAACCTGGGTCAAAGTATTTAACACCAGCACCAAAGTGCCAAGATGTTTGTGAACGTAACCACCATGAAGCTACAAGAGTTTGCTCACCAGGATCTGGTGCTGCATCAAACTGATCTTTCTTGTACTGTGCAGTCTCACGTTTGTATGGAGTCTGTGCATTGACATCTACAATAAAACCCAAGTTGTTTATTGAAACATCATAAGCAATCTTGTTTGGTTTAAAAGTAGTGTTAGTTACTGGATTACTTAAGTCTACTTGAAACTCTTCTGTAATGTCAGGGTAACCCATTACGCTACCTCGTAGAATCCACTAACACTTACTGAACGGTTAGCAGTAGTAGTAACAGTTCCAAGAGTAACAATACTTGAAGTTAATGACAACACACTTAACGGAGTATTAGCTGTAGTTGCTGTTGCTGTAGGCACAGTAAGAAATGCCATGTTAGTAGAACTACTATAATTTCCAGTAATTGAATAGTTAGTACTAGCCACTTGAAAGAAACCTGTAAGGCTAGCACCATTTTGTATTGGCTGTACTGGAAGGGTAAAAGTAAATTGACCCGAAGGTGTGATAGTACTAGATGCAGAAATATTAAAGTTAAAATAAACAGTCTTGCCTATTTGAATATACTTAGACGAGTTTGTTACACCAGCAAAAGTCCAACTAAGTGTCGGTGTCCATGAAGTCCAAGCACCAGGGTTAGTTAATTTAGAAGTAATCTGTGTTTGAATGTTAGAAGTTAGTCCATCAAGATAACCAAACTCTGCAGCACTAATAGTTACACCATTAGCAGTAAGTGCACTAGCGTTAGTGCCAAGTGCGATAGTACCTGAACTATCTAAAGTAGTAGTGCCACCTAATGTTGCATTGTAAGTTGTTGGAGAAGTTAAACTTGTGCTGCTAGGCAATGTAACTGTGCCAGTAAATGTAGGAGAAGCAGTAGGAGCTTTGCTATCAATCTGTGTTTGAATTGCAGAGGTAACACCATCAAGGTAGGCAATCTCAGTAGCACTGATTGTTGTACTGTTGGCTGTAATCACAGAAGCATTAGTTCCAAATGCAAGAGTACCAGTAGTGGTAATAGTTCCAAACAAACTTGCACTATTGATCTGAGGATTAGTTAAAGTTTTATTAGTAAGAGTTTGTGCTTTATCTGTACCAACAACGTTACCCTCACTAGCACCAATGCCGTGTAATGACTTGGTAATGTAAGTTGTAGTTACTCCAACATCACTGCCATCATTCTTAATTGAGTAAGCACCAGTAGCTTCAGCGTGATTCTGTGGTTCTTGTAGATCACGAGCAGTAACCATGTGCTTAACAACAGAGCCAGAGGCATGAGCTTTGGCAGATGTACCATCACTAGCACGATTAACATTGTAGACATAAGTACTAACTTGACTTAGTACTGTAATGATTTCTTCTTGACCACTAATGTCAGGTTCAACTACAAGAGTATAAGGATAATCGCTAGGCAGTGAACTAGTGGTTACCGTATTCAAAGTAATGGTTGAGTATGGATTAGGACTACCACTTGCAGTAGTTGCAGTCATAGGCGCAGCAAGAGTGCGAGCATCTGATGAAGAGGTATAGTTACGTTTAGCCATTGCTATCCTTAGAGTGAGTAGTGAATACGAGTGTTGTTCTCGTCTTGGTAACGCTGTGCTTCTTCTTGTAGACGCTGTTGGTATAACGCATACAGATATTTAGATGCTGCAGTACCAGCACCATAAGCACGACCAGCAATCTGTGACTGTTGATCAGCTTCAGCAGAACCAAAAGTCAAACGACCTGGATCAATAAAAGCAGCCAGCCTTGCTGCTGCACCAAGAATAATTACATCTTTAGATGATGCAAACAATCCAGTAGTATATTCAAAGTCGTCATTACCGTTTTCCATAGTGGAAGGAATGTGAGAGTAATGAACATTAAGTCTACGACCAGGAACAATGCCACTGTATAGTGAAACAGTCTTACCACTAGGAAAAGATGTGCGGTCTGCTGCAGTATCAAGACGATAAGAACGAATAGGAATCCACTGTTTAGATGGACCAATGCTTTCATACGATAGCATGATAATCTTTTTTAATTCAGATGGTAGTTCGTAAGTCAATCGTGCTGGACGGTAAGTAAATGAGTATTGATCGGTAGCATAAATCTCTGGATAAACTGCATGGATAGTTTCATTGATAGCATTCTTAACATCCACTGCCGTGTAGGTAGGAGAGATGATTACCCTAGTACCTTTAGTATGTGCTACTGCAGTAGTGCTATTGTAACCACGACCATACAGATTAGTGCTGCTTGAGTCTACATAGCCACCAACAATAAGCTTGTTGTTGTCACGATCAAATGAATCAATGTAAAGTAGTTCATCATCAATCTGAATAATACCAACAGATACATTGGTTGCATCAGCAACATAGATAGTACCATCGCTGGCAGTAATGTCAGCAATAAGATGAGTCTGCCTATCTTGACGCAGTGTGTAACCTGCAAGCTTGCGAGTTACTTCATCTGCCATCTGATTAAATGTAGACATTATTTACCTTTCACTGGTTTGAATGTTCCACTTTTAGTTAATGAATCTATATAAGCAACAGGACTTTTTGTACCACCAGGTGTTAAAAGATAACCCATAGGGTATCCATTGCTATCGCTTTTAGTATAAAATAATTTAACTTTATCTAAACGTATTGCAATTAATTTATCCATTATTTATCCGTCCAAAGTAGAAGCAGTAGTAGAACCAGGAACATTACCATGCATATTAAATTGAATATTGTGTGTTTTAAAAATTTCTTTTAATTGATCTAGTTCATTAGCCATCCATTTTTCTGGCGGAGTTGTAAAGTAAACAGATTCAATATCTTCAATTTTAAGTGGTCCAAAAATTTGTGCTTCAGAATAATTTACATCATTAATAACTGAAACATTTTTAAAAACATTTTTTAAATCATGTGTAGTTAATGCTTGAAAAATTTGATTTGGTTTTAATTCACCTTCAAGTGGTACTGGAAGATAAGATATTAAACGATTAAAATTTCCCAAGGAATCGCCATTAGTAAAAGTTGCTCTAGACCTAACATGTGGTTTAAAAACAATTCTGTAATGACCATAAGGATCTACATTTGAATGTACAATTTGTGATTCATCTTTTGCTAAGTAACCATACACAGGTCGTTCACTAGGACTTGCATCCATCCAAACGTCATGTTGAATAGCTTCTACATCGCTGCGCATTTGATGATTTAAATATCCACCCGATGTGTTTGTTTCAAATTGAGTTCTAAATATTCCATCTTTAAAAACTTTTACTAAATCTTGACCGTTAATTGCTAAACAAATTTTTGCATTTCTAATTTCATTTAATTGATTTTCAATATTTTTTAATTCTGCAACTTTATTAGGATCTCGTAATAATTCTTTTAATGTTGCGGTATGCAGTAATTCAATTTTTATTTTATCTTGTAATGCTTTAGTTTGTTCACGAAGCAAATCAGCTTTTGATGGATCTACAGTATCAATAGTGCCACCAAAGTGTTCATCAATTTTAGATGCAACTTGTTTATATTCTTTAGAACTTATAACTTCATCCATTGCTTGGTTTCTAACTACCTCTTCAATTGCAGGTACAACATCTGAAGGTGGCTCTAACCCTAGTTCTTCAAATCTTTTTAAAGCTTTGCTTGACATAGGTGGAAGTGTTGCGGTTTCGCCAATGTGTTTATCAATAACATCTTTCATAGTATTATTAATTAAACTATTGTAAGAAGGATCTGAATGGCTTATATTCAATGGTCGAATTTTAGTTAGAACAGAACCTTCAACAGCAGGATTGTTTAACTGTTCAATACGAGCAGAAACTTTTTTACCAGTAAAAGCAATAGCCTTCTTTAAATCAGGATCAGTTTCTGCACGCCAGTCTTCAATTAATTGTTTACGAGCATCAGTAAGTTTATTAATGTCCGTTTCTTTAGCAACATCAAAATCAACAACACCACGTTTAGTAGCATCTTTACCTGCTTGATAGTCAGCAAGATTACGTTTAGTTAAATCATCGGCAAGTTGATTAGCTTGAATACGTTCATCTGGATCCATCTTTAACTGCAGTTCATTAGCTTGCTTGTTCCACAAATCTTTAGTGACACGGATTTCACCAGCATTGTCAGGAGATTTTTTTAAGAAGTTTTCCAGCTTCTTAGACTCAGACAATAACCATGCAGTACGATCAACTTTTAAATTACCAGTACGCATATCTTCAGGCATACTATCTTCCATACGGCGAGTAATAGGTTTACCATCAGCAGTTACAGGAAACTCTGCATTAACGGTATTAAGTTTATTTTGTTCTGCAGCAGTTAATGCTTCGGTAGTTTTAACTTCAGTAGGAGCAGTATAACCTGCACGTTTGCCAGCTTCATTTAAAGCTTTAAGTTTCTTTTCAGCAATGCTACTAACAATAAGTTTGCCAGTCTCATCAATTTCACCAGTTAAAATTTTAGCAACAACATCTGGATGAACATGTGGATATTTTTCTGCATAAGGATTAACATTCCTTGGTTCAGTAGTTTTGCTACCACCAAGAGATTCTTCCAAACGATTCATGTTAGCAATATATTCTTCAGATCTACCATCAGCACGATACTGTGCAATATCTTCTTGAGTTAAGAAAGGATAGTCAGCTCTGTCTTTTTCTACAACTGATGACTTTAATAAATCTTTAGGAGCATTTTCTTCTTCTAATAAACCACGAGTAACATTTTTAGTTTCATCTCCACTTCCAGAAACTTTACCAAATCTTTCAGCAACACCTTTAGGTGTAGCAATAGTTCTGTCAGTTTTAACAACAATTTCTTTTGGTTCTGTTTTGAATCTATCCATTTCATTAGCAATGCTAGGTTCAATTTCATCTTTAGATAATTCACCAACCCTACGAACAGGTGGCTCAGGTACAGTACCATGTTCTAGCAAATGATCTGCTTCTTCATGAAGATTATTTAATTTAGGAATTTCTGAATTAGATGGGTCACTAGCAATGTGTGCTAGTTGTTCATGTTTCTCTGGGTTCTCTAAAAGGTAACGAGCATTCTCTGCAGTTCTTTCAGCAGCACTTTTTGCTGCAGCACTAGCAGTATCAGATGCAGCAACTTCAGCAGCATGAGCAATAATAGATTCTAGTGGTTTAGCACCAAACTTTAAAAGACGTAAAGGAGGAATAAAGAAGGAGGCAGCAGTAATCCCCAGATTAGCCAGATCTCCCCATCCACTTTCGCCAGTAAGAACACGACCAAGAGATTTAGTAGCAAATAAAAAATCGGCAACGTCAGCGACATGTCCCCAGAATCCTTTGTTTTCTTCTGGTTTAGTTGACGGTTGTGGTGAAGCTTCTGGAGAAGGACTAGGAGCTGGTTGAACATCAGACATTACTATCCTTAACTAAAGAACTCTGATGCACCATCAGAATCTAAATTGGTTGTACCAGCAAGAAGATTGCATACAGCATTAAGACCAAGACCTGAAGTGCCAGCTTTGTAATTAAGAGCACCAAGAAGATCTAAGTAAGTAGTAGTATTAGCCCAGACATTGGCTGCTTTCTGTGCGTCATACCAAGTAGGACCAGTCATGGTATTACCAATGACACGATTTAAATTAAACTGTAAACCAACAGCCATTACCATTTCACCTTATCTGCCCAATACGCTGCAGACATTTTGCCTTTAGCGATGTTACTTGCATGTCGTGCTTTAAAAGCTTCACGACGTTTACGGTATGCCTCTGACTCCCCTGATTTCTTAGGAGAGCCAGAGACACCCTGTTGCCCAAAATGAATCGTCTTAACTTGACTACCTTCTTTAGCCACAACAACATGAGACTTAGTAGGATGGCTAGGTGTACGCTTAGGTTTATTGTAACCAGATACACCAGCACGTTTAAGACGAGGATCAGGCTTATTCATATTAGTTAGCTAGAGTCTTTCCCTTTGACTTAAAGTCAGGGTGCACTGCTCCCATATCAACTGCAGATGTACGAGTCTTGTAGCCTGATGGACTAGCAACAGATCCTACTTTGCTAGTGTCACCTTTCCACTTACCCATACCAGCAGCACTTGGGTTCTTTGCTTTTTGCTGTGTCTTACCTGTTAGTTCTACATGTAGTGGCATATTACTTTCCCCTTGTCTTTGTAATGATTGGTACTTCTGGACCAAACTTTGGTTTATTAATTGGATTTACATTTGAAGTATCGTTGCGAGTTGTACGAACTCGTGGTGGAATTTTAAAATCAATAGATGGTTGAATTGGTTTAGCCATAATTATTTACCGCCACGTTTCATTGGAAACTGCTTCTTTACTTTAGATGCAAGAGCTTTGTCCATCTTCATGTCTGCCTTAGCAGATGGCTTCTTCTTATCCATAGCCATGTCAGCTTTTTTAAATGCTGCCTTAGCCTTTGGAGCCATACCCTTCATAGCCTTAGCATCCTGCTTACGATCAGCAGCAGCAGACATGGGTGCTGACTTCTTAACGGCCTTCTTTGCCATTGCCATATTATTTACCTTTAACTTTCTTTAGATTTGGATTTAATTTTTTAGCAGTAGCAGAAGCCTTACGAGATGAACTCGCTAGGATAGCACCAGCTGCTTTCTTACTGACACCTTGTTTCTTAGCAATGCTAGACTGCACTGCCTTGAACCCTGGATGTTTAGCTGCCATAAGCAACACCTGTCTTCTCACTAATATCCAGAGCTTTCTGGATTTTTGCAGTACTTGTACCATCAGGTTGAATACCTTGCTTCCTTGCAGAAGCATACAAGTCTAACTCTTTATCCCACTTTTTATTAGTCCAACCATTAGCAACAAGATTGCCATTGGCATCTCCAGGATTAAGTTGAAGATTAGAAGCACGAAGACAGTCTCCCCAAGATCCATGATCTTGTGTAGGACAACCAGTGCGACAAGACATATTAACTCCTTAAGCTAGTCTTATCTATGTTGATACTTGATTCTTTTAAACAGTCACCATAGGACTCATGGTCCTGTGTAGGACAACCACTACGACATTTAGACACTATGACCACGTGCCTAATGACGTAGTAGTGTCAGAACCAAGTTCAGTTAATGCTAAATAAGAATCACGAGTAGTTGTCCATGTACTACCTGATACTGCAGACAAACCAATCTTTGGCAAAAAGTAAGAACCTGTTGATGCTGTTCTTAAAATTCCTCTAAAAGCAATAGTAACTTGTGCTTGTGTTCCAGATGAAGCAGTAGTTCCACCTGTAATCCACGAAGTTGTTCCATTTATATAACTTGTAAATTCATTAGTACTTAACCAGGTGCCGCTTGCACTTGCACCAAGCAAACCTGCTTGTACGAAATTAAAATTTACATTTGCAACTGCATCACCTTGCATTTGTATACGAAGTCCTGTTGTTGTTGCTGGACTATGACTAAAGTATCCAGATAAAATTCCTTCAACCCAATATGTTTTACTATTTCCAACAGTAACACCATTAGCAATTCCAGAAAATGGAGTAACTAAAACACCAGCAGATAATGTAGGAGTTGTATATGTACTTGTTGGTGCATACCAAAATGAAGGTGTATTAATACCCATTGGACCTGTTGCGCCAGTGGCTCCAGTTGCTCCAACAGACACAAGCAAAGACCAGTAAGTTGTATTTGGTGGAGCAAATCCTGTTGCAGTGCGAATACAGTAATAAGATGAACCGTTACGAGTAACAATGTCTCCAACATTATAAGTATCTAGAGCATTATAAACATATGGCGCTCCCATACCCAGAGCCATTTTTTGCCAATATGTTGTATATGTTGGGTCATTACTTGAAGTCGCAAGAATACAAGAATAAGTTGTGCCATTGTAATAAACAACATCATACGGTACATAACTTGTACCTGATACCCATGCACCACGTTGTGTGTAACCTTGACCATTAGTACCATTAGTACCATTAGTACCGTTAGTACCGTTAGTACCATTCGTTCCATTAGCACCATTGACAACGTTAAAAGTGGTTGTGGACGCATCTGTGTAAGTAATTGTATAAGTGTCTGTTGTACCAGCCGCACCAGTCCCAGACGTGCGAATGATGGAAGTTATACCACGACCGTTAGTGCCATTTGTTCCGTTTGTTCCATTAGTGCCGTTTGTACCATTCGAACCATTGTAAACTTGAAAAGTAGTAGTCGCTCCGCTGGTGTACGTAATAGTAAACGTGTCAGTCGTACCAGCAGCGCCCGTGCCTGACGTGCGCACAATGCTGGAAATGCCGTTGCCAGTTGCGCCAGTTGTTCCTGTCGCTCCAGTTGCCCCTGTGGGTCCTGTAGGACCAGCGGGACCAGTCGCTCCAGTATCGCCTTTAGCTCCTGTAGGTCCTTGTGCACCTTGTGCATTGGATATGGTTACAGTAGTAGTACCATTGTTAACATTAGTAGTACCATCAATATTAACTACAGTTACAGATTCACTAACAACAATATCTGTTGACATTATCGTGTCACCTCTGGTGTAATAATAAACTTACCTTGTAGTAATCTAGTAACTATACCACTACCACTTTGAACTTCAAGATCATATACAAATGTACCAGCAGTAGCAGCAGCCATGGTAGTTGCATTAACAGTAACAGTAACTACACCAGCAGATGTTAAAGTAATATCTGTTGGACTAACAAGATTAAGTACAGTTGTTGTAGCTTGTGTACTAGCACGAACCTGCATACGTGCAGAATAGCCAGTAAGATTCCAAGGAGTACCACTAGTACTAATTGTAAAACTAAATACAAAAGTAGAACCTTGGTCAGCTTTAATATTATAAGTACCTGCAGACACTATGCTTCTCCTTTAACATGTTGTTCAATGTGAGTATCAAGTCTTGTTTCAACACGATCAACTTGATGTGACAAATTTTCAAGATTAGATTTAATTTCAATTACATTCTTAGCAATATCAGGTAAAGACTTACCACCATTCGCATGTGGCTGGATGCTATGAGTCTGTTCTTCAATGTAGTCCTTCAATGGTTTAACAATTAATATTTTACCTACAACAGTTAAGATACCAATCGCCATTGAAATGCTACCTAAAATTTGAAAAGTTATTGCTGTATTCATTACAAAGCAGTCACTTCATAACCAGCAGCAATTAAGTCTGCAGCTTCAGCATCACTGACATGATACTCATGTCCACCTTGATAAACAATCTGTGCTTCAGCAATTTCGTCTTGTGATGGATAACGCATCTCGTAATATTCCCCTTCAATTTTAAGAACACTGACAGCACGAGTTAAATGTGTACGCATAAACAAACGATCACGAACGTCAAGGTTCTCTTCTACAGTGGGAGTATTAAAAAGATACATGATAATCCAATCGTTAGTTAATACAACTAGCCCTATCCCCCACCTTGTGGGTGAGGAATAAGACTAACCGTACTAAACCTGAATGCTCGATGAGCTTTCTACACGGTATAGTGCAGCCTGACGGTATAGCTTGAAACCAAGCACACCGTACCAACCGATTGGACGGAAACGCTGTAGCTTATCGGTGATTGGACCAATAACTACGTGTGGTTCTTCCGCTACAGCCTGAGCCAAAGCCTGCTGTCCAGCGAAGAACGTGCGGTATACCTTGGTGATAGGTGTAATGGTGATTGTTCCTGAGACTGCTGCAGTGTTAGCAGTGTCAACAGTTACAGTTAGACCATCTACAGAGAATGCAGTGATCTTGGCAGCAGTAGCAATACCAGTACCACCAACTTTATCTCCAACTTTTGCAGTACCAACCATAGAAACGGTAGTAGCAAAGGTATAACCACCTGAGTTACCAACAGTAGCAGTAGCAGTAGCAGCAGTGAAGGTAGTGCTTAGTGCAGAGTTGGTAGTACCATCAACTGAAGAGTACAGACGAGGAGACTCAACATAGTAAGCACCTTCAAATGAACCGATTTCTCCAGCCCAGATCTGATCGTTGGTCTGGTACTCGTGTGGCGTACGCCAAGCACCGCCACCAGTTTCCTTACGAAGATCGTGAGATACTTCAGGATGGATACCAGCCCAGTACATGCTACCCTTACGGTAGATTGCCTTGTTAGCACGTAGCTTTGCTACGGTCTTACGAGCAGCAGCAGCATTGAATACGTCTGCATCAGTGATAGCACCAGTTGAGGTACGTCCACCCTGACGGATAACGTTAGTACCATTTAGTAGTTCTGTCTGTGCAACATCGTCAATCGAATCTGCCATGTTCCAAGCAATGATGTTTGAAACAGCAGGATCAACGTCTGCAAGAGAGAACAACTGCAAACGACGAGTCGTAATTGCAGCATTACCATATTCATTAAGGGTTAGGTTAATGATATCTGGTGTTCCAAGAGCAACAGCATCTAGGTCAGGAGTTTCTTGAAGAGTTGAAGTGATCTTATCAAGATCCTTGTAAATCTGCAATGAAACAGTTGCACCTGGAATAGACTGCTGCACTGGCTTTTTGTCCGCTACATCGCGGATGAGTGGCTGTGCACGAAGTGCGAACTCAACTAGTCGGTCATAGGCTTGCTGGACGAGACCAGCACCACCTGTAGTACCACCTAGTGTGCCCGAACCAGTGCCAGTGTAGGCATTAGTGCCAGAATAAGTAGCCATTAGGCTTACTCCTTAGGGTTGTGTGTGAGTAATTACATCATGCCGTTAAGAAGAGCAACAAGCTCTTCGGCAGATTGTGCGCTGTTAATACGTGTTGCCATGTCATTAACATCGTCAGGTGAGGTAGCAGAGTTAGATGCTCGTTCAATTCGTCGGAAAGCCTGCATATCCTCTGGATCTACATTGCTTTGACGTTGTGTTTCTTCACGAACATATCCAAAGATCTCACCGTTTTCATTTAACCAATTGTCAATTGCTTCTGGATCAGTAGCAATATCCTTTGGAATGAAAGATGCAATCTTAGGATTGACACCTTTCTCTGCAAGAACGGAACTAACGGTAGTCTCTCTCTGGAAATTGCGCAGTGATTCCAGTTCAGATTCTAGTTCTTTGATTCTTTTGGACTTTGAACGATCAGCTTTACGAAGGTTTTTAATACCATTATCTGAATCGTAACCTTCGTTACTATCGTCATCGTTAAAGATATCGTCGTCATCGTCCCATTCATTGTTACTCATATGTAACTATTCTCCCATTTCATTTGTAGTTTGTCGTAGACCACTAACATTATTCGGGGAAATAATGTCGGCTTCCACTACCAGTCTTATACGCATTGAGGGCTGGTCGGTCCCAATGGATTCTAGTTAAATAGCCCCAACGTCTTTACGTTGTAGACCCTGTGCTGTAGCACCTGCTGCACCAGCAAAGTTAGCACGAGCACGTGATGCTAATTCTTTATTAGCTTTACTCTGTTGACCTAAAAGATTTTCTTTTTCAAGATCTGTTTGAATGTCTTGAGCATTACGACTGTCACCAAAAATGCTGGCATTAGCAACAGAACCAGCAAGTTGAGTATTAACTGCAGACAAACCTTGACGTGCTTGATTACGATCAAGTCCTTGTGATTGCAAGAACTCTGCACCAAGTTGTGATTTAACGCCAGTCTCAGTCTCTGCTGCTTTAATTTCAGCTACACCAAACTTATTCTTTAAGTATTCAGAACCTTCATTGCCCATAAGAATGGCAGTAGCAAGGTGATTAGGTTGAACAGTTGGATACATTTGCTTTAACTGGTCAAGCAAAGCAGTATCATTACTAGCAACTGCATTGTTAACTTTAGTAACTGCAGTTTGAAAACGGTTGTTTAGTTCTGTTGGAGAAACATCTCCACCAATAAACTTAGAAAAGTTGTCAGCAGTAGCAAGATCGCCAGCACCGTAGGCAGTTAAAGTCTGATGATATTGTAATTCGTTATACAAATATTCTGATTCAGACAACACTGGTAAGTTAGCAGCCTTACGTGCTTCATTACCAGCAAACCTTTTCTTATATGCTTCCGTCTGTGCCAGTTCAGCATTGATAGTTTCTGGCATACCATTACCATATTTAGTAATTAAACCAACAACAGTTGGGATAAGTGAAGCTAAACCTTGTGATGTTAGTCGTGCAGAAACCTGATCATAAAGAGTATTGCTTAATGTATTGTTAAAAGGCATAGAGTTATCTGGCATTACATCAACCCAAACTTATTTAAAATATTATTAACAATAGAGTTAGTTGTTTCTTTAGCGTTATTAGTCTTAGCCCAGTCAGCAGTACCACGTAATTGCTGTTCAATTTGAGTAATATTTTTAGCAGAACCATCTTGATTGCTTTGCATAGCATTTTGAAGATGTTGATTTTTTAAATCTACTTGTTCATAAGGGACTTCAAGCATACTAGAAATCTTTTGTGCATATGTTTGTGCACGATCCATAACACTTGTTTTAGAATCTAAGTACTGTGCATGTGCAGGGTAAGCAAGTTTTGCTAAGCTAGTAATGTAATCTTTAGATTTCTGCACATCATGTGAGCCTTTAAGGATTTCATCTGCTTGACCAGCAACCCATGAATCAGAAACACTAACACCATTGTCTTTAGCCCATTGAAGTATGGCAGTTTTATCAGCACCAACACCAGTAGTACCAGAGATGTTGTTAAAGAAACCATCCATGCCACCCTTGGCAGACTCAAGGTATTTAGAAAATACACCATTAAGTTCAGCTGAAGTATAACCATTGCGAGTTGCTTCAATGCCGATACTTTTTATATCAGCATCAGAAAGCTGAACACCTTCTTGTTGTGCGTACTGTCTAACTGAAGCAGTTTGTTGTGCAATTTTTTCTTGAAGAGTATTGTACTGAGGACTACCTTTACCTGTACCAAATGCTACATCATATTCACGTTGAGCAGTAGTTCGTGATTTGTACCAATTAGTTCGTTGAATAGCATCAGTAAATGTTGACTGATCAGGAGCAGCACCTGCAAGTTCGTCTTTCCAGAATTTAGCAAAAAGAGATTTTAATTCAGGAACAGAATTAATTAAAGCTAAATTGTAACCAAACTTTTGTGATTGTGCTGCCTGTGTAGTCCAACCTTGATTTGGAATCCAAACATAACCATTACCATTTGGCTTAGGTGGTTGTACCCATTTTTTTAATTTTTTATCATAAATATAAGCAGAGTCAGTTTGTGTTGGAGAATCAGCAGCTACAGTAGTTACTGTGCCAGTTACATTACCTTCAGCATCTCTAGTTGTCTGAGTAGTTGTAGACATTTACTAACCCCCTAACTGCATTGTGCTGCCAATTGCTTGCTGGAACCAATTAAAATATTTAGCACCCTTGTTATATTCTTCTGCACCTTTTGTATGCAAAGCTTCATCACGCATTTCAGCACCTGCTGCTGCCTGACTAACACCACCAGATTGATTTACAGTTGCATTATAAGAAGGATTACCAGGAACACCAGTAGTATTTTCCGTTTTGGTTGTTGTAGTAAGCTGTGGATTAGCATCTGAATAAGATTGCAGTTGTTTAGAAAAATGAGCAAGCTCTTCTTTAGTTGCTCCACGACCAAGGGTATTTTGAAACATTTGATCAATGCTTAGTTCATAATCTTTAGGCATGATTTTTTGATAAACTTTTTGTGTATCAGTTGTTGTAATAGACAACGGATTCATATTGTTTAGAAAATCATTAACACCAATAAATTTTTGATTTGGTTTACCTAAATTAAACAAAGAAACATTATGAGCACTAGTTGCACTAACTACCCATTGAAGGGCTTTAGCCATACTATTATCAATAACACCTTTTTGACTAAGTGAAACATTAACTGCACTAGGTGGAATAATATGTTTAGCAATAAGAAGGTCTTTCATTTTATCTACTGCACCAGGAGTGCCTTCTAAATCATGAGTAAGTTTAGAAAACGCAGCATCCATAGATAAAGGACTATCTGCATTTAACCCTGCACCAGTAAGTGCACGTTCGTATTGTGGGTAAAAACTGTTTAATAACATGTTGCCATTAGGGTCGCCAATTAAACTAGCACTAACTGGAGTTTTGTTATTACTCCAATAGTAAACAGGATTACCATTATTGTCTTGACTTATTATAAATTTACCAGGACCATTTACAGGATTAGATCCACCTTGTCCACCTGGACCTGCAGGTGTAGTGGGTGGTGTAACAGGTGGAAAAACTTTTGTAGTTGAAGGACCACCTGATACTCCAGGAACTGGAACTGAAGTGCCAGTATATGGTTTGTATTTAGATCCTACTGGTAATGCAAGAAATGTTCTAAAAGCATCAGCACCAGTTATGACTTTGTCAGTTCCTAAAGTATTATAATTTTGAAACACGGGATTGTTTTTAGTATCTACAGTATCAAGAATACTTTTTTTGTATTTTAATTCATAATTATTTATTCTTATAATTAAATCTTGTTCTTTTTTTGTTTTACTTGATTCAGATGGATCAAATGTATATTGAACAGAATAAAGCAATTTCATAATATTTGCTTGTTCTTTTTGCATAGCAGTGGTTGCTGCTGTTCCAGCTTTGCGCTGATTAGCATCTGCTTTTGCTTTAGCAGCATCTGCTTTTGCTTTAGCAATAGCTTTTTTTCGTGCTTCTTCTTTAGCAGTTTTTGCATCAGCTTCCGCTTTAGCTTTGGCTTCTGCTGCAGCTTTAGCTGCTGCTGCCGCTTTTGCTTTAGCTTCTGCTTCTGCTTTAGCTTTGGCTGCAGCACTTTGTTCTGGCGTTGGAGCGACAGGATTAATTGGAGGTAAGAGTGGTGGTATCGGTCCTGACATTATCCATTCCTATTCACGCCGACACGAGCATCACGCACGTGTTCATTCATAATTCGTTTAATTCCGTAATCGTAATATTGCTGAAGAACTTTAGTTGGATCAGATGCAATGATTTGTTCTATTTGTTGTACTGCTTGATTCTTCATATTCATTTTAATATCATTAGCATTTGAATAATTGTATGAATTAACATTGTCTACTTGATCAATAAATTGTGTGTAGATTCCATACATAGTATTCAATGCTGTAAGAACATTAGCGTCAACCTTGTTAGGATAGGCATTAGCAAACGTATGAGCATTGTTAACAAAGTCAACAGCATCTTTAGTAGATACGGTAGGGCTAAGTGCTTCTTTTAATCCTGGCACTGCAATTTCTAACTTCAATCGTTCTTTTGCTGCAGCATTAACAATCTGTTGACGAACTTGTAAATCATTAAATCCTATGTTCATTAACTGATTAGCTTCTTGATTGTTAATGTCATAGTACTTATTAACGGACTGTTGTAATAAAGCTTTATCATAAAATGCTTGAACGTCAACATTACCTGCTAAACCTGCAGCAGTCATGTAGTTAAATGTTCCTGGGTTAAACTTGCCAGTATTAGGAGCAAAGAGTGTAGCAGCAGATCCATACTGATTAATTAGGTTTTTGTTTTCAACAACCCAACTTTCCATATCTTTGCTGTACTTCATAATTGGAACAATTTCTTTGTTCTTTTTTGACAAAGTGTAAGCAACTTGTCCAGGATGTTTACCCATCCAAGTAGCCAAAGCCATTTCATACTTGTCTTGAATCTCAGGATACTTTTTACCGATGCCATCTAAGATGTCATAGAAAGATGACTGCATAGACGGTAAGCCATTATCTTTTAATATGTCTGGCAAATCTTTATTGTCAGATAACTGAACAGTGCTAGGCATAATCATGCCAAGTAAACCACGAGTAACAACAAGGTTATGAGCAGAGATGCGTAAATTATTTAAGTAGTCTGCTTTAGCTTTTGTATAAGCATCAACATTAGTAGAACCATCTGGATTTTGGTATTGAGATACATCTGGCACTAATCCATGTGCAGTGCTGTAACAAATAGCCTGAGTAAGTGCAGACACTTCTTGCTGTGATTGTTCATCTGGACTTAGATCATTCCAAAGATTTTGAACAATACGTGGCATGATTGCTTTTTGAATATTGACATTGTCGCCATAACTACCCAAAGCAAAGTTATCAACGTTGTTTGATAACTTGTTTGTTATAGCAGTATCAGGAATACCAAGCAAAGCCTTAGCCATGACTACAGATACACCAGCTAGTGGACCACTAAGGTATGGCATACCAGCATCATTTTGGAAAGATGGGTTACCTGCAGTAAGTTTAAAGGTAATGTTATCAAATGTTGGTTGGTTTAATCCACCACCAAACATGTTTAGTGTTTTATTAACTGCACCGTAGATAATATTATCAAATGGCATGACTACATACTGGTCACCATTCTGATCTGTATGCACAGTACCTAAAGCACCAAAGCCTTGGTTCTGTAAACGCATCTTATACAGTGCACCGACACCATTGTCACGTAGCAAACGGTAAGTACGGCGATGGAAATCTTCAACTGCACGGTAGAATCGTCCAACTGCACGAACATTGTCAGCAAAGATTGTATGCATCTCTGGGTTATCAGAAAATTTCATAACATGTCGTACGGCATCATTCATTGAATGCTCAGTAAAATACCTAGATGCTTGTTCTTGAGCTCTCTTATCTATTTCAGCTGGAGACATTCTAGGAAACTTGCTAGTCATGTCTTGGATAAGAGTATCTTTCATGTGCTTTTCAATTTTTGCGTACTGCTGACGGTACTGCAAGTAATGAAGATGAACTACAGGTTGACGATAAATAGCATCAGTTTGCCTACCCATAACATCGTAAGCATTGTTAGTACCATTTTTGCGTAAGTTCTCTGCAAATGTAGGAGACAACTGATCTAATTGAGTATAAAACTCTCCAGTCATTTTATGATTTTTAACTAAATCAGAATACTTTTCTAAATCCATTTGAGATAAAAGTAATCTATGGTCAGGAATCTTGCTACCAGGTTTTGACGCTGGTTTAAAGTAGTTTAATAGTTCTTTATTAAACTGTTCAGCACCACCATGGAATGTGTGGTAAATATTTGCAAACATATCTTGTGCAAACAAAGTTGCTTTGTCAAGATCTGAATGTTTTGCATACTGTTCAAACTGACGAGTTGAATCTACAAACTCTTGAAATCTAGCTTTAGCTGCATCATTAGGAAGAACTTTGGTTAATCCAGTATCTTCAAAACCTAAACCTTTAAGAAAATCATTTGTTGCACGTTGCCAGTCTGCAGAATCTTTAAGACCATTGTGCTTTAAAAACAATGCTGCCGCATCAAGTTGTTTTGATTCTTTGCCACCAATTTTAAAAGCATTAGAATTAAAATGACGAACAAAGTTACGAAACATATATAAATTTAAATCAGCATCTGCAACTCTGCTGGCATCTTTAATTTTCCAATCTTTAACAACACTATAACCCATTGCTTCTTGTGAAGCATTAAGCTGATCATGATTAAGTAATGATTTGTCTGGAGAAATATCTTTGCCAGATAAACTTGCAGTAATGCTACGAGCAGAACTAGAGTCCACAAAGGCAGATGGATTTAATTTACCAAGATCTTTTAAAGATTCCACATGATATTCTGGAAGACCTTTACCATATTTAGCTAATGCTTGTTTCATTAATTCTTCATGATAAAGATCTTCAACTTCTTTTGAAGTTTTACCAGTTTTTAGATTAGCTTGAGTAAGCGATTCTTTTAAAGCAACACGTGCTTCGTTGCTAATAAATTTACCAGGACCTAATGGTCTTTGAACTACTTTGCCTAATATATTATATAATAATTGTTTTGCTGGTCCAGTAACATACTCTTCTGGGTTGTATGCTTTTAATACTCGCATAGTACGAAAAGTATTAGGGATTTCTTTAAATGCAGGAAGATTCATATACATAGCAAATTGATAACCTTCATCAATTGCTGTACGAATACCTAACTGTGGAATAAGAGTAAGCATACCCCAGATATCAGAAAGGTTATTAGCAGTTTTACTATTAAATGCTCCACCAATAATACGTGATGCTTTACTCATGTTGCCTTCATCAGCAACATTACTACCACGATATTTACCTGCAGTAAATTCTTTGATATTTCGCATGTTAAGTGGTGCGATACTATCTTGAATACCAAAAGCATTAGCTGGACCTTTATATTCAATAATATCACCAGCACGACTAGAGCCAGATGCTGAAGGCATAACTTGATTTTTTACAGTACTAAATGCACCTTCACCGTAATGAGCATTAAGGGTTTCATTCATAAACCTTTCCCCTTCAGTGCCCATGTTATGAACACCAAAACGACGCAATGTCGCTTCATCAATAGCTCGTTTAAGATTAATTCTTCCAGCTACAGATGAATCAAGAAAATGCTGAGTAAGAACATCAGCTATAACTCTGTCATTTAAAGCAACAAATGCTTGACGGCGAAATGTTTCAGCAGTTTTTGCTACACCATTATTGGTTACATTAACTGAACCAGATCCTGGAGCATAAGAAGTTTGACGGCGAATAACTGCACGCCAACCTTTCATGCGGTTTTCTTCAATTAATTTATCAAAAGTTTCAAATTTAGCTGAACCAATTTCAGCAGCACCAATTTTATCAACTTCATTAAGAAGGCTGTTAGCAGTTACTTTATCTAAAGCATCGTAATCTAATTTACCTGTAAAAAATTCTATAGATTTTTGTTTTAAACCTTGTGTTATACCACGATTTTTTCTAGCAATAGCAGCACCTTCACGTTGCCACATAGCCCCAGCTTGTGCACCACGAATAAGCGGAGAAATATTAGTTTCAACATTTTTCCAGTAATGTTCAAAATCCATCGGGGTATTAAGACCCATAGCATGAGATAAATAAAGTTGTTGTTCATCTAATGAACCATGTTCAGGGAATGTATTTAAAATTTTATTTTCAACTTTTGCCATTCCAACTTTATCGCCAGCAATTTTAGCAGCTTTAAGTTCATCAATTGCTTTGCCATATTGACCCCAAAAGTTTGCAACACGAGGATTAGCAAAGTGAGCAGCAACATCTCTAGTATTTAATAATGCATCACCAAGCTTGGCTGATTCGCCCATGCCCTTCATAACTGCAGAACCACCCATAGTTAAATAAGTTAATGGATCTGCAAGAATGCTTACGCTAGCATCAATAAGACCTGAACCAAATTTAAATAAACCTGACTCTTGATTGCGATTAATACCAAGTGTATTGTCTAACCAGCGTGCAGCATCACGACCAGGTGACAGTCGTGCTTGATCATACTCGCCAATAATCTGTTGCAATTTAACTGGGTCTTGAAACAAAGCTTGAATAGATTCAAGAACTGCACGATCTCTTGTACCATACTGCTGAATAATTTGACCAGGGGTTTCTCCAGCAAGAAGATGTGTAGCTACATAAGAAGTTTCTTGACCATAACGGCTCATTAATTTATTTAATTCACCATTGTCATAAAGCATTTTGCCATCAAAAGAAGCTTCAAGATTTTTCTTTGACCAAAAAGATTCATGATTAATAATAGAATTTTCAAGCATGTGAATTGGCGTGGTAAGAATATGCGAGTAAAAATCTGCAGCGTGACCAATTGCACGGAACGGACTCATTAGTCCTTGTTTAATTGAACTCCATACACTGTCTGTTTGTGTATTAGTTTGCTGGCTTTGTCGCCATTCAGGTGAATCAACTAACTGACTGTTGCTTGGCTTGTTACCATAATCAACACCATAGTAATTATAAAGAACTTGTTGATAAGCAGGCTGCAATTTAGCATATTCAGCCATTGCTCTATCATTTGGCATAGCCATAAGTTTTTCATGAAGCAGTTTAACTTTAGACCAGTTCTCTAAAAAATTTTGTTCTGTAACAGTTAGTGGAGTAGTTGAACCAGCAGCATACAATGCTGGTGCTGCTTTACCAACAATAGGATCTAACTGACGAATAGCAGTAGGCTCAGGTGCTGCAGTAGG